GGCATCCTCGAAAAAGACAAGCGGCATCTCGCGCTTCATGTGGTCCATGAGTGCCTTGTAATTGCGAACTGCTGAGTGCGCCCAAAGGAAGGGGTGCAGCGGGTTATCGACAGCGAGCTTGCCGGATGTAAAGTCCTCAATCAAAGCTTTGGCATCGAGTTGAGGAAGGCTGTGCAACGAGTAGCCATAGCGCGGCAAGGTGAAGATTTTCGGCCCTGCCTCGCCCTCGATTCGGATGACGGGAACGCCAAGTGTCGAGAGTGCCGCAGCAACGGCGAGGTGTGGCGTTTGGAAGATCTCAGGAACTCCAACAACGGAAGGCGCGGAAGGTGCGGCGAATTGGTAGAGCGTCCGAGGGCATCGCGGGTCTGGGTGCTGAGTAAGTGCGCCCGTTTTGTTTTCGCGAATCCATTTCACCAAAAAGCCGCGATTGATCACACCTCTAAGTGCATCGAGAAAAGGGTGCGTGGGATCGGTGCGCTCAAGCTCGCCCGTATTGTGGAGCCGCAGCAACTGTGCGGTATCGACGGCGAGTCCAGCCATGCCCTTATCCGCGAGGGTGTAGGTCTTTTGCTCCTCACCGAGTCCTTCGTGGATCTTCCGGTGCGTTGTGACCGCGATGCCAATGGTAACGGCTGCGGCGGCGATCTGAGAATTGGTTGTGGTTTCGGGTAAGCGAAACATAGATAGAATAGGAGGATAGAAAGGGCGGCGTGCGCCCCGATTAAGTTGGGTTGCCAGCGGTCATCAGCGGGAAGTGTTTGATCACACAAGAGAAGTTGATCAGCTTGCCTTCGCGGGTGCCGTCCGTTTTCTGGTCAAGCTGAATGAAGTTTCCGGTGCTGCCATCGAATCCAAACACGTTGGCCCCACCTCCCGTTGGCCATGCCGGAATGTCGGTTGTCGCTGCGATGCGTGCGCCGGGGTGACTCACTGCCCATCCCGAATGCGCGGCAACAAATCCGGCGAAATCAAGAGTGAGCATTGGGTTGCTATACATCGCCCGTTCGACTCCCTTTGAAGCTGCTCCGATGAACAAGTCCTCATCACGCGAGGCTGTGCGTCCGTGGGAGTCCATTAGGACGTCCGCTGTGGAGACGACGATGGTTAGTTCCGGGAATGAACCATAGTTTACAAGCTGGTCTGGGGCAGGCATAAGTACACCGTAAAAAATGTCAAATAACTAGCTAGGCTCAATCACTCGGCAGGTGATGTGAAGCTCTTGCTCGTAGGTCCGCTCTTGTTCTGCGGCTTGGATCTCAGGTGTGAAATACGGCGGCAGGTAGTGCAGTAAAAGCTGCCATCCTGTGCGGTCTGCGGTGGAGAGTGTGTCCACGAAAGCCGTGAATCTAGCCTTATCTGCTAGGTGCGCCCGTAGCGACTGAATCCAAGTCTCTGCGGTAGTCGGGTCTGTGAATCCTGTGCCAGTTGTGCCGGGAGTCGCCACGTTGATTTCCAGTCGAAACATACACGCAAGAACGGCGATTTCTGGGTGTGTTTGCTCATCGCGTTTGACCTCAACCGTCATCAGTGGTCGCGCCTTGTCTCCGCGCTCATGTGCTGCGAGGTAGGAGAGTGCAGTGGGTGCCGGAAGCAGATCGGTGTAGGGTGTGATGGTGTGCGTCCCTGCGCCTGCGGTGGTGAGGTCGATGGCTGCGCCGTCAGAGGTTGCCGCTAGCTTGCGAGTGTTGCCGCTTTTGTCCCTCACATAGTAGGTTGTTCCCGTCGCAAGTGGTGCAGGCAGTGTGCCAGTGGTCGTGAGTCGAACGGCTGCGGTATTCGGCGCGGCATCCAGCGCAGCGGTGATCGTGTTCAGCGCAGCGTCAGCGGTGAATGTGGTGCCGAGATAGCCCGTCTTGAGGTAGTCGCGGAGAGTGTTTGCAAAGAGTGTTTCGAGTATCATTTTTTGAGTCCTGCTTTGGCGAGTGATCGCGCCTTGATGATTTCCGCCGATTTGATCATGGCTCCTCTTGCGCCTGCCAGTGCGTAGGGGACGATGCGTTTAAGCGAGCCGTAGCCTGTGGAGTTGGCAATTTCGATTGTGAACTTGTCGCGTCCTTCGATAAATGGACAACGGCCCTTGCTGTAATCTGCGTGACGCTTAATCCAACCGGGAACACGGGAAACTTTGAGTTTTTCAACTGCCTTCATCCAGCCAGCGGCCCAAAAACCAACACGCTTTTGCAAAAGGCGCATAAACTGGTTAAGGTTTTTTTTGGTGGTCACGAAACGATCCACAAAGACCCATTGACCAGTCGTCACCATTCCGCTAATGGACGAGGTCATGTTTCCATTTTTGAAATAGCGGCGATGGTGAGCCATCATTTCCGACATTGACGCATTTGGTCGATAAAGGTTCTGTTGAGTCGCCCAAACTTCGCCCGTTTTTGTGCGGAAAAGAATCTCCCTGTTTTGAGCTTCAGCGGCTTTGATTTTCTGATTCCTTCCAAGTGTGTCATGGAACTTTGTTAGAATGGCTTCATTCACACCAAAGAAAATCCCACCCCTTCGCCCCTGCTTACCGAAACCTTTAGAGCTTCGGTTTCCTCCAAAAAGATCAGTTACAATAGCATTTTCTCCGCGCTTCTTCGCGGCTTGCCCTTGCACTGTGTTACTTCCCGGTGGTGTCATCTCAATAGCCTTTCGGACCACCACTTTGGCAGCATCCTTCACAACGGTTTTCATGCCCTTGTTCATCTCTGGCTGAATCTCCTTCAGGGTCTTCATCAGCCGATCCATTTCAAATGTCACAGAGCCGATCATTTGTGATGCACAAGGCCAAGGGTTACAGAGCTTTCGTCCATTTCCGTCCGCGCAATTTTGAATGTGCGCGAGTCAATCACAACGAGTTTGCCGTCCAAACTGCGCTCAAGTGCCACGCCGTTTGTCTCGGTGAACTTCGTGCGAGGGCAGAGCAGAGTCGCGTCAAACACGCCAGCAAAGCCGCCGAGTTCAAGCTCACGCGCCGATGTGTATTGGCTAAGAATGCCTGCGTTGCGGTAGGTGGTGCCACCGATGGTGAAGGTCTTGGTGCCTATCACTTGCACTGCTTCGGCAATGCCGGATGCCATGAATGCGTCGAAGTCAGAGGTCATAGTTTTACGGTTCCGGTGTAGATGCGGTGTTCAAAATCTGCGGCGTGTGTTTCAAGTCTTGGCTCTACCGCTTCACTGATTTCTTGGATGCTGAAAAACTTCGGGACGGTGCCGTCTTCGGCCATGTCGCGGAGTTCAAAGAGCAGCGCATCGAATGGCTTTCCGCCTTTGCTGTATGCGTCCCTTGTGTCCACGGGTTGCGAGAGAACGGCGTGAACGTCATCGAGAATTTCCTCCGCGTCATCGGGTAGCCATGTGGAATCCTCGGCCATGATTGCCAGCGTGATCTCAAAGCGTCGAGTGGGTGAGTCCATCTTGCCGCTTGCCACACTGACGAACACTGCAAGGTAAGGGTCTGCTGGTTCGCCGGGATCATTGCCAGCCACGACCTCCATATCTTCTGCGGTGGTGCCGATGATGGCTGACTCTAGCCATGTAACAAGTGCATGAGTGATCGCTCCCTCTGCGGGTGTCTGTTTGCGTTTGGTCCGTGCTGCCATGCTTGGCGCAAGTGTCAAAAAAAAAGAGCGGCCCCCTTTCGAGAGCCGCCCTTCCCATGAACACAACAGAGCACACTAACCGAGTGACTAACCCAGAAGGGTCGCCACAAATTCTGGCTTCCAGACTTTCACGCCATAAAAGGCCATGAGCTTGATCTGGTTGATTCCATAGCCCTTGTAGAGGCGTGCGGAGAAGGAAAGTCCGGTGTCGGGATCGACAAGCGTTGCGATTTCCTCGCCAGCGTCACCGCCGGGAGGTTGAGCAGGTGGGCGCATCGCGAGTTCGATTGCCGCCTTATGGAAGGCGACGTTACCCGTGTAGGAGTTGCCCACAGTCACAGCCTTGTCGTTAACGATCAGTCCGCGCAGACCGGGGTGGTTGAGGACCAAGCTGCCAGAGGTGGCGGTCAATCCTGTTTTCACAACGTAGTTTGCTGCGCTTGGATCGTCGGCAACGGTGATGATATCGCCAGCTTTGATGCCAGTGCTGTTCACCGTGCCGCCATCAACGGTCAGCGTTGTGGAGCCGACTGCCACATTGCCGTTGTTGATGAGGTATCCGGTGCCTGCTCCTTTGGTGTGGCTCTGCACGCCTGCGCTTGAGCGGATGCTCATATTGAAAAGGTTGAGCAGTTCGCCACGGCGAAGAGTCGCGTCTGTGCCAGCATCACCCACGTTGGTGAGGGTGCTGCGCTTGCGAAGGTTGGCACTGGCGGCGGTGTTGACCACAAGCGAAAGCATACCGTCAGACATTGGAGTGCCATTGTCTTCAAGGATGCGGTAGAGGTCCGCGAGGATCTCAAAGTTGCTGCCAAAAGGAGCGGTTCCAGCGGTTCCGACTGCGCGGCTCGCGCCTTGGTAGGCAGCGGTGGCAATCGAGGCTTCGATGGTGTTCCTCATCTTGCGAATGGCCTGCTTGTAGAGTTGCTGCAAGGCAAGCTCTGCGCCGACAGTGTTGGCAAGCTGCGCCCATTGTTCGCCCTTGAGCGGAATGGATGCGCCAGCATAAGACGAGAGAGTCAGCGTCTCAGTGGAGGTTGTGATGTCGGCAGCATCAGGCACCGTCATCGCTGGCGTGTAGCTGGTTTCGAGCGTTGGCTCAGTGGTCCGCATCGAGGTAACGGTGCCGCCAGCGGAGATGCCTTCAGAGCCTCCGTTAACGATCACGCCTTGAGCGAATCCAGTTGGTTCAAGTGCGACGAGGTCGCGAGCTTGGTAAAGCAGTTCAGTGAGTCCTGTGAGTGAAATATCGTTAGCCATAATGTTTTAGAGTTGAGGTGAAATGAGTTTGGTTGAGGGATTAGTCGGAAAGTTTGCCGCCAGCGCGGATGAAGGCGTTGGCTTGATTTGCCTTGAGCTTTTTGAAGTCGGAATGCTTCATCGTTTGCTGCTCGGTGG